GATACTACCACTCAATAAAGCGTTGAAGATGTAGCTGCCAGTGTCAATAAAAATATCGCAATCACCGCTAGCAACACCGTCCTCAACAACAGAAGCAAATTCATTTTCCAGATCAGGAATTACAGATTTAATAAAACTCATAGATACTCCGTTTTTAAAATTATACCATCAAGAGAAGAAAGATTCAAGTGTTCCTCTTTTCTCTACTTGCCACCCAATAATCTCAACAACTTTCTTTAGTGGTTCGAGAAAACTCTTTGTAAATTGCATGTCATAATCAACATACTTATCTAGTTTAAGTTCCTTAGGAAGAGTTTGGAAGTAAGCAATAACATCTTCTCCAATTGGGTTTGGTGATTTCAGATAGATGAATTTAATTTTTTCACCTTCCTGAATCATTGGATACTTAGACTGTAGTTTATTCTTTTTGATGTGATGATTATATAGAATAGCACCACGGACCTGAATCGGTGTACCCTTCTTGTACAAGTCCGAAGAACTTCTATACTTATCAATTCCATTACAACCACGGGGGAAAGAAATATTTTCAACTTCTTGTTCCCTTGTATCTTTCCTGACAGACTCAATAAAGTTAATCAGATCATCATTAGTATTATTGATGATGATTGTAAAAGCTTTCTTGAGTTTATCTCTGAAGAAAGATGGAGTCGAAGACCTTGCGGTTTCCAGACCCATGATTTTCAGTTTTGGTTTTTCATATCGAACACCTTCACTGTCCCATACATTTAGGATATATCTTTTCTTAGCAGTCCAGATTCCACGGTCGGCAATGTTCTCCCGTTTCATCTGCATCTTTTGATCATAAGCGTTTACTTTCTGGGCCAACGCTTGGTAAGAACTCTCAATATACTTTTCAAGTTCCATCTGACAGATTTTGTCAAGGAAATCAACAATCTTTTCATTAGACGCCTTTCTCCCGGCGTATATAGTTTCGACAACAGGACCCATATTAAGATAGATACTATCGGTATCAGAAGCAATGACATAATCGACATCCTCTGTTTTTAACAGTTTATTTAGGTAATTATTCATACGGTTTTCAATCCAACGGATAGAAACCTGACCAGACAAAGTGATTGCCTCTGCATTCGCAATTCGGAAATAGCGAAAATATTCGTTACCAATCGCACCATAAGCAGAGTTCAAAGAGATCTTCTTTGCCATCTGGATGTTGTTGCAACGTGCAATCTCCTTTGTCAATTCAATAGTAGGAGTCTTCTCATACTGTTGTTTTGCTTCAAGCATTTTCTTCTTGAAGATCACACGATCATTGTACATCTTCTGCATGAGTTTCGGAAGGAAACCCTGGAAATCCTTACGATACTGAGCACCATTTGCACAAAGAGCATACTTCTCATCATACATAACTGGTTGTGTCAGAATCTTATCTACCGTGACACTTGGATGTTTTTCTTCAACCAAAGTTTCTGGTGAGATGTTGTACTGCATAATAAGGTGAGGGTATAGCGAGTTGAGGTCAAAAGAGACAACCCAATCATACCTCCCTGGAATAGGTTCTTTCACATATGCACCAGCATATGCTGCGTCCTTCCTATGGATGATTTTAGGTGGAACAACAATATTTTGTTTCTTGAGATAATTGTAGATGATATTGTCCCAGGTCTTAACCTGAGAGTATACGTCTTCATAGTTTTGTTTTGCGTCATATGCCATAGTCAGACACAACTCAATCAGTTTCATCTTGTCTTCCATGCGGTCAACAAGTTCCACGTCAATGATGTTGTATTCTACAAACTTCTGCCAGTTGTTAGTATAGAACGCTTTGAAGTTTTCAAACTCACTGTGATCTAGTTTGTTCTGACCCAATTCAACGTGGGCAATATGGTCCAGTCGATAGGACTCCTGGTTTGTATAAGTGAACTTCTTATACAGATCCAGATAATCTAGACAAGAAACACCACCAAGATCATAAGCAATTTGTTTACGTCCCTGAACAACAAACTCACGATAGTTTATCAGGTTCCATGGTGACAAGGAACGCATGTGTTTTTCGGTAAACACACGTTCAATGCGACGACAGATGTATGGAATATCATACAGATAAACATTCCAACCAGTCACAATATCAGGAGTATTTTCAATCCAATAAGTCAAAAACTTATGTAGCAGATCTTTCTCATCATAACAATATACAAACTCAACATCATCACGAGTATTATTAAATTCGCGAGTTCCCCAAACAATAAGTTTCTTTGTGTTGAGATTCTTGATGGTTAAACACAGAATAGATTCAGAAGCTGATTCTACATCAGGGAAACCATTCTCACACTCAACCTCAATGTCAAGAGTGATAATTTCCATGTTCGACATATCAAACTTGATTTCGTCCTGTGGAAATTTTTGAGCAATGTATTGATACAAAAATCTCTCATATCCATACACCTCAAAGTTATCCACATCAGAATACTTCTTGATGAAGTCTCTTGCTTCCTTAGCACCACCAAACTGAATTGGTTTTACATAAGTGTCATCAAGAGTTTTATAGTTAGTTTGTTTTTGAGATGGAACAAAAAGCTCGGGAGAAAAACTATCCCGATACATCACACGTTCACCGTTCTCGTAGCCACGATAAAGAACTTGGTCTCCTACAAGTTGAACGTTGGTGTAAAAATTCATGAATTAATAGATTTTTTGTAAAGTGCAGTGATTTCTTCAGAGGGTTCAGATATTGTTACAATCCTATTTGAATGAATTAGAGTATCTACCTCATCAGTATACCTAGGCCATTTTCGTAATGTGATCTCACCATCATCTAGAATTTCTCTACAGTTTTTTAAATAACAAGATGGTTCTTCATCCAAGTCTTCGACATCAGCGATAATAAACGAATTATTGATTAATTCAATTACATGCAAGTTCATAGGTTACTCCTGGTTTCATCCACCATAACATAAAAAAAGAGGGGCGTCAACTGGATTGTGCCAGTTGCCCCTCTTATGCGGCGACGATATAAACTATTTATTCAATGTCATAAACTTTTAACTTCTGATGATCTGGAACAATCTTTCGTAGATTGATAATCAACATACCATTAGTAAATTCAACTCCATCAATTTCTACATCATCAGCTAAATTGAAACCTCTAGCGAAGGTGCGAGTTGCAACCCCACGGTGCATGTACTCTTCTTCTCCTTTACTCTTCGCTGACTTGGACCTGACTAGGAGAACATTAGTCTCAGTAGAGACTTCAATCTCTTCTTTACTCCAGCCAGCAAGTGCCATTTCGATCCTCCACTTAACCTCAGATTCTTTGACAAGGTTATATGGTGGATACGCTTCGTTGACAGAACCCATTCCATATGAATGTAGTCTGTATACGATGTCATCTAAACCAACACTGTATCTTTCAACAGCATCTACTACGGCATTAAGATCCTTTGCCGTGAACTTTCTAAGTCCCGTCATTATTGTAGCTCCTTTAAAGCGAGTTTGTGTTTTGTGGTCCCCGAAGGCAACCTTTTGCGATGAAGGGGTTATTACTAACCAAATCCTCCATCGAATTTATTTATTAAAAATTAACAAAAAAGGTACGGTGTAAAAACCGTACCTGTATGGTAGTTCCGAATGTAGAGTGTGCCGCACGAAAGACACAGAATTATTTATAACTTGACTAAATAGAGCATGAGGTCTACAATAGACCTAACGTTCATCCCTCAATGATCGTATAACCTTCTGATTGTAAAAGTCGGATGGCTTTTCTAATCCTTTCTTCTTTACTGTGATGCATATTAATATGATCCTCTTTAGATAAAGGATTTAGATTTTCGGGTTTGTTATTAGATGGATCGCCATCAATATGATGCACTTCATCACCAGCAAATCCGTGGAATGCTTCTGCTACTAATCTGTGAACTTTTATATAAGTTCTCTTCTGATTGTAACAGATATTAATTCCAAACCTACCTCTACCATTATCGTGTGGTTTGAGTTTCTTTCTCTTACCCCAACGCTCACTCCAGATGTTACCATCGGAATCGGCAAAGTAACCAGGATAAGAAGGTATTGGTCTAATGTCCATCTGTCTCATATAACTAGAAGTATTTATACATCTAAGGGACGCAAGTAAGTCGCGGAACGGAGCGTTCATCCCATGTTTGAATTCTTACTATATTCAACGATGTCATGTCAGTCTGCTGAATCTCTTATGTTGAGAATCAGTAAAAACAAAGATCTACCTCCCATGGTGGTAGTAGAACTAGTAGAGACCGTAAGGGAATCTGTGCCTGAATGTCATTGGGACGCAAACGACTGAAGGAACGGGAAAACGGATCCAGCGCAAGCTGAGAAGGTTAATTTCACCCATCCTTTAGGAGACCTACAATGAACACCCTTAATCTCATTCGCAAGCAGATCAAGAAAGCTGCTGCACTTCACGACGCACAAATTACTCACGTCGCATATCGTGGCGTTAAGTATGAAGCAGGTTGTGTTGAAACGTCTGAACCACATGGCACTTTCTGCTATCGTGGTCGCACTTACACCAAGTGATCGTCATGGAAGCATTACAAATTGCAGGGTTAATTACCCTTGGTTGTGTTGCGGGCATGTCATTACTTTACGGAGAGATTCTTCTCCTTCAAAAATAAATGAGAGGGGTTGTTACCCCTCTTTTTTTATGTTATACTGTAAATATCTGTGATCCTAAATACATGGATAAAGAGAAACTAAAACTCATCGTCAAGAACATGAAGTCTTTAGT